TGTCCATAGACAAAGTAAGATTTTGAAGTACCGCGCTGTGCATAATTTGATCGTCCGAATCTAGTCCCGTTGTACTCGTTCCGGCCTCTAATAATATAATACCTACATTATCTGCCGTAGTTGACCCGTGAGACATATCCTCCTGGGCGTCGTGTACTGCTGCGTTTATTGTAATTGTTCCGGTTGTATCCGCTACGCCAGTAACTAAACTTACCAAAGTTTCTAACAGTAAATTATTTTCGACTAGATAGTCAAAATCCCAAGTCCATGTACCAGATCCATAGTGGCGTATAAGATCTCCGTCCTCATAAGCTCTTCTGCCAGAGCGCAAAGCCTCCGAGGTTGAAAAAGCGGCGTCATAATTTATGCCGTTTAATGCCCCCAGCCGCATAAACATATTTGATCCGCTAACAAAGTCGGCGGCCGCTAGGTCGCCGTCGCCCCCAATGGCTAAAGCCGAAACGTCCTGTTTCCCTACTATGACTTTATATTCTCGTCCCGATGCGTTAGTTGCCATTTTTCACTCTCCTATTAATTTTTTATCAATTTATTAACTACCAGGTATTTAATCTGCTTATCCGGCGCGCCTTTTAAGTTTACGGCCTCACCTTTTAAAAGTTTTTGATGCTGTGTTTCCGACAGCGCCCCTTTATTCGGCATAAAAGTTTTATATCCGGCCGTAGCGGTGTATATATTCTTACTTGGTGCGTCTTTTTCTTTTGTCATTTTAAATTTCCTTACACAAATTTATTTAATCTGCCCGACTTATCCTACATACAAAATTGTATTTTATTGTATGTAGGCCATCTACCGCCTCTTCGTCCTCTTCCGTAGCCCCTACTTCCATATCTCCGACAACACCATCGAACCAGCCAAGGGATCCAGCGACGCTAGTATTATTTGCCATTATCTGGTATAGCCTCTCGCCGTCTGCTAAAAACTGTTCCCAATAGCTCTCGTCGGGAGATTGCTCGAGAGAATACATGGCTACATCGACGCTATATGTCTTTGTCCATTCTGTCGGCATTGTAATGCTGTCTGTTTCTGCCCCGCTTCCCCAGAGTCTAACGGAGTAAGACCCTTTATCTTCATAGGTGGGGGATATATAAATAGCGCCATAGTCTCGGTCGGCACTAATCAAACCTCTCAGTTTTGCCAGGACATTCTTATAGAATACGTTGTTATATGTAGTATCAAGTACGAGGGCCATTATATCCTATAGCGCCTATTCCCGGCCATTTGGGATCCACCCTTTACTTTGCCGGCATAACCGCCAGCGCCTCTCGTTATTCGTACAGAATCCAGCGAGTTCGTAGCGACTCTCTCTCCAGCTCCGTACACCTCTATTTCCCATTCATCATTTGCCGTAGCGGCGGAGCTGTCCGTGGATCCAGCGAAACGGATCTGTAGTCCGCCTGTTAAGTCCTGGAAGTCGCCGTTAATTGTTTCTGAGGTTACTACCTGGACGGCTTTTAGATCTGAGGATGACTTTTCATGTACGGAAAACGTCGCCGTACCAATGGCTCCGGCGTCGCTGATTATAATTTTTATTAGATCATAAGTCCCATTATACGCGCCCCTGGTCTGTACCGGTCTAACGGATCCGGCGGTATACGTAACGTCGCGAATAAACCCCCTGGACGAGTCCGCAGTTACATTATGGGGTAGCTGTATCGCTCCGCTGTTTAGCGCTGCTATGTTCTCCATAGCCTCCTCGTCAAAGGCCGCGCCCACTTCATTCGTAGGATCTTCAGAGTATAAAATCATAGATACAGCCATTAAAGCGGACGTCCTGGTTACGATAAAGGGATAGTTACCCTCCCTGTCTTTCCAGACTTCCCGCGATAACCTGGCATCTAACTTAGCTTCGACCAGGCGGGAGGCATTACGTCTCATACGCTGGCGAAAGGTTGCGGCGTCCTCTCCAGATTCCATTATTAAATCGTTAGGGCTTGTCGCACTATTATAATAATAAACGGCGTCTATAGCGCTATCGAAATACCATTCGCCATTTACATTTACAACGCCACTATTTGCCTCTGGATCTCCTAAGTCTTGCCCGTCGACAAACAAAACCGTAGCGACTCCGCTACTATCCGCTCTATATAAAGAGCCACTATGCTGCACCCAGTTATAGATCCTAATTTTAGAATCGGAGGTAGAGATCTGGGGATATACGTCCAGCAAGTCTCTATCGGTGCAATATTCTATAGTACTAGTTACTGCCATTTACGCCCCCATCTTAGTTTTTTTAGTAATATCATATAATTCTGCTTTTAATTTACGAAATCTGCCGCCTAATACACCTGGCCTTTTGAAATCTTTTCCATTAATAACCTTTTAAAACCGCGGAGTGCCAATCAATAGCTTTTCTAACATCGTCTGTACTTAGATCTAGGTTCCCATCAAAATCAGCTTTCCAAACTTTTTTCTTTTTACCGTCTTTGAATAAAACAACGCTTGGGAAATTCCGCAGTCTTAATTTTCTTACTGTCTCTGGAATATTTTTTGCTGGGAGTATCATTATCATAGTGCCATGATAGGCGCTATCTCCTTCTACAATAAACTTCCCTTGGTAAAAATTCTGTTTATTATCGTCCGACCATTCCGCGGTAAACCTCACCAAGTGCATTCCTTTGTATATTGCTCCCAAAAAATTCGCATCGTTTACCTCTTGCTGTGCGGGCTGACCAAAAGCTAATGATAATAGTAACCACCTCATTGGACTGCAATTCTTAAGTTTGTAATCTGTTTATTTAGTTCTTTAATTTCATCTTGCAGTCCCTCAATAATACCATAGATGTCATCTTGATTTTCTTGAAGATTTCCTACCTGCTGTTTATACTGTTCGTAGGAGGGACTCCAGTTAAAATCGCTAATCCCCTTACTCGGATACTCCTGAGAGAATAGAGACAAAGGTATGGGTAACTCTTTAGCCTCCTGTATATCTGCCTGTAGCACATACCACATCCCAACAAGTGATGCAATTCCCATTCCTGCTCCAATCATAGTCTGGATACTAAGGGTAAATTTAGTGTCTGGGCTTAATTCTTGTGGCATTATATACGCTTCCTCGCCTACTTATACATTGTCAGACCTTAGCCCGCGTATAAATTCTCGGATCCCGTGGGCTACGATATTATCCATAGCATCTACGATCCATGGCTCGATTAAACTATGCCAGGCCTTTTTAGAGAACTCCCATTTTGCCAGTCCAAGGGTAAGCGTAACCCCCAGGCCGTACATTACAGAGCCAAACTTACTCTTTAAACGCCTGGTTCGGTATCTTTTTAAGTATATATGCCATTAGAACGCTCGCGCCGCCTATAGCGGCATACGCAAACTCTGGCCCTACTATTTCATTTAACCATTCTACCATCGTTTATCCTTTTTTTATTTTAACACCCCTACCAAAGCAACGAATACCCCCAGCATACCCATCATAAACCAGGTGATCCCCTTAAAGAATTGGAATTTTTGCTCTAAAGATCCTACACGGCGACTCTCCGCCGGTAGATCTGTGTGTAATCTATCTAAAGTTTTTTCGATGTTCTCCAGCTTTACAGTATGAGCGGCCAGCGATTGCGTTACATAGTTCTGGAATTTTTGCCTGGGGTTATTTTGTTGTGCCATTAAACCTCCAGGGCGCGGCGGAACCAGCCGTAATAAAATTTTTCTGTGTAGGGCTTTTTATTAACCACATCGACATAGCGTTTAATTCTAAAGGCTCTAAACCTCTCAGTCTCCAGATCTTTTATAGCGGCGATAGTGTTCGGCCCTATGCGTCCGTCTACCGTAATCTGTCGGCCTTTTCTGTTCTTATGGTTTGCCGCTTGCTGTAATATCTTTGTAGCCCCGGAGATCCCGCTGTTAACTACGGTATCGAAATAGGCCTCCTGGAGTCTTTCGGGGAGCTTGTCGCACTTACTTGGCTTATAATATAGTTTTCGGTATAGGTCTATCGCCTCGCGCTCTGTAAGGGCTTTTATCTCTTCCGGATCCATACTGGTACCCCTGGCAGACAAGCCAAATTTAGTAACGCCTCCGGGATCGTCCGGATCGTTGGTTATGCTTGCCCCTCCTTCGCGCTGCAATACGCCAGATATAAACTCTGAAAATTTACTCATACTGTTTGAACGACTCCGTTTCTGAGTTTATGTTTGCCTGGGATCTGGGCGCCTATTGACGAATGAACTTTATTACATTCTGCAATATACGCCGCCTCTGCCTCAGTAAATACATCGGTTTCTAATGCTACAGATCCATGCGCCCAAACGACGTAACGCCTGGAGGGGTGGGCGCGGGCGTCCCTAACCTCCTGGACAAAAATAGATCCAAAGTAAATCGCTATATCTTCGCCCGCAGCGCATCTCCTATAAAGCATTTTACAAAGCTGAGATGTCTTTAATTAGCAATTTGCAGCTCGAGATCTCCTCTTTTAGCCTCTCCACTTTAGACTCTCTAGAGGACAAAGCATGGTCGACCTCCTGGAGCGTTACCAGGCGCTTTTCCTTTACGCCCTGGATCTCCAGGTGGTACCTTACCGGATCTTGGGTATGGTCGGCCGAGACTTTTACTCTTTTAGCCGACTTCTCGGAGTTATATTTTCCTAGATCCACTTTCTTTAATTCCGTTTTTCATCTTTTCCAAATCCTCCATGTAATCGACAAAGCCTTTATCTATTACGCCGAACCTTTGATCTTTAGCCAGGCCGTAGATTACATCTACTTCCTCTTGCGTAAGATTTACCGTTCCGGTTGCTTCTTCCAGCTTATCCATGAGCTTAATGCGGTCGCGCATATCGGATGGAGCCAGGCCGCCCTCGGGGATGCTGTTAAGCGCCCCTTTCATTAGCGTTTTGTATTCTACCTTTACGGGATCTCCGCCAGTTACTTCGATCTCAAAGGTTTTTAGTTGCACGTTTATTAATCCGTTTACCATTTTTCTTTCCTCCACAGCTTGTTTATTGGTTCTTGTTTGTATCATTTATCAAATCTTTTAATTACTTTTTTTATTTCTGCCCAGAGCTGATCGTCTTTTTTCGACTTGGTCTGCTTGGTTATGAAATCGCCCACGTAAACCAGTAAGCCGATCGACCCGTGTTTTTTCAGTAGTTTTTTTAATATTATTTTAATCATGCGTTTCCCATTCCTGCACCAATCATCGTCTGGATGCTAAGTGTGAATTTAGTGTCTGGTGATAACTCTTGTGGCACTATGCGTTCTCCAATGCTTCTACTTTTGCTGATAATTCTTGGACTGCTTTTACTAAAGCAGGAACTATTGATTCTTCAGATAAAGCCCATGGATTTTTCAAGTCTCCCTTTTTATAAGAATCATCAGCACTATCATTATCCCAAACTTCATCATTTCCAACTTCAACGGCTTCAGGACATACATCATTTAATTCTTGAGCAATAAAGCCCAAGTCTGAACTTCCATTAGCTTTCCAATCCCACCTTCTGACTTTCATGTCTAAGACATCCTGTAGTCTTGACCCCTCATCAACAATATTCTCTTTCATTCTTACATCGGAATCATTTACCCAATTACTACCACCAGTTGCCACATGAGTTGCTCTACTGCCATCACTATAATCCCAAAGTTCTAATAATCCACCATCGGGACATCTCAATCTCCATTGGTGTCCACCATCTCTTGTGAAATACAAGGCTGATTGGTCAGTGCTTGAGCCTGTACTACAATCTAAAAATAAATTTGCTTCTGAGTCAGCCCCACCAGTTGCTTCAATCTTCATAGTTGCCGATGAGGCGTGGGCGACATGAAGTACATTAGACGGAGCCGTAGTCCCAATTCCGACATTGCCAGAGGGGTCAATAACCATCCGTTGACCTAATGCTGCACCACTTGCTCTTGTATAAAACGCAAGTTCTCCATCATCTTTATTTGTAGTATCTGTCCCACTATGAGTTGCCATCCTTGTAATCTCAGTACCATTCCAATATTGTCTAATACCACCCATTCCAGAACCAGCACCTGAAAGATTTGCATCAGAAACTATCCATGCACTATTATCACTTGTGTTTTTTAGTTCGAGCATTCCTCTTGTAGCACCTGCTGCCAAAACAACACTTAATTTCTCTGCAGGACTATCAGTCCCAATGCCGACATTGCCATCTTGCTGAATCGTAAATTTTGTAGCAACACCAACATCGGCAGAACCCGTATCTGTTGAAATCTTAAACTTGTTACTATCACTATTATCCAACCCCATAGCCCAGATTTCACTATCAGCTACAAAAAACATAGAAGCATCACCAGCACCCAACTGACTAATCTTGAGTTGCCCTAAAACATCAGATGAATTTTCTTCTATTACAAGATTAGTATTCGGTGCCGCAACTCCAATTCCGACATTGCATCCTAAAAATGATATATCACCAGCTCCATCAAATTCAATTCTTTCAGCATCATCGGCTATTCCAATGGAAGTATCATCTCCCATTAAGATGTTGGCTCCCATTGTTAAATCAGCCGCCATATTTACAGCACCATCTATATCGACTATATCAAGGTTGGTGGTTCCTACCACATCTATGGCTCCACTAATATCTAATGTCGCCGCAGCAAGCTCTCCGCTTATAGCTAAGTTTCCAGAGCTGGGATTATAGGTTAATCCGGTATCAGTCTCCGCCCCTTGAGTCCCCGTTGCTCCATCCACAAAAACAGGATAGACCGTTTCGTCTGTACTGTTATTAGCGCTCGCCGTAAAGCTGGTTGCTAAAGTGGCCGTATCTGCATTTCCAGTAATGTCGCCGGTTATATCGCCTACAAAGGCCGTGCTTGTTACTGAAGTCGCCCCCGTAACGACACCCGCATCTACACTAATCGTCCCGTCTAATAAAATTGCTGACCCCGCAGCGGGTTCTATATTAATGGCTGCACCAGAATCTAGAGTTAGGACTCCTGCTGAATCAATATCTACTGTCCCATCTGCGGTTATTTGAATGTTTGCTGCTGCTGCCGCCGCGTCAGTCGTAACGATAGATAAAGTCCCATGAGTACCCGCTGTAAATACTGCGGTATCACTACTACTCCCCGTCATTGTAATTACTTTGCCGTTAATTGCTACATCGTCGACAGTTAAGGCGGTTAATGTTCCGAGGCTGGTTACGTTAGTTTGTGCCGCCGTTGACAGCGCCCCTACGAAAGCTGTAGATGTTATAGACGTTGCACCAGTAACCACCCCAGCGTCTACGCTTATGGTTCCGTCTAAGAGTATCGCCGATCCAGCCGCCGGCTCTATGTTAATTGCCGCCCCAGAGTCTAAAGTTAATACGCCCGCGGAATCTATGTCTACCGTACCGTCGGCCGTAATTTGAATATTTGCTGCTGCTGCCGCGGTATCTGTGGTTACTATTGAGAGGGTGCCGTGCGTACCTACTGTAAATACGGCCGTATCGTCGGTAGATCCGGTCATAGTAACGACTTTACCGTTTATAGCTACGTCATCTACTACTAAGGCCGTTAAGTCGCCTAGAGAGGTTATACTGGCTTGTGCCGCGGTTGTAACTGTACCCTCCAGGTCGGCTACGATTATTCCTGCGGTTCCGGAAACTACGTTGGAACTGTAGCTTGCGTCTGGTATGTAGGTTAATTTGGGAGCTGAGGCCGAAGTGCTTACATCTACGCCCAGGAAGGCGGTCTTAGCGCCAGATCCGGTATGCCAATGGGGCATCAATCCAATATCAAATCCACTATCAGCGCTGGGCGCGGCGCCGTTTGTAGTTCCCATAGCGATAGTAGCATTGTCTACCACCAGGTCATCGGCTTTAACTTCTGACGAGTCGCCCGTTATTAAAAGGTTTCCGCTAATGGTAACATTCCCCGTAACGCTTAAATTATCTGCTACGGTAGTTTCGGAGGTAGCGTGGCCTATGGTAACTATAGTAGACTCTACTCCTGTACCTATCGAAACCGATTCGCTACTGTTTGCTGTATCAATTATTAAATATGCGGCGGTGGACTCTTTTATAGTAAATGCAGTTGCTCTATTATCAGTTAAAGCAATATTAATATCGTTTCCGTCAGCGCTTATAGAGTCCAGGGCTATATCGCCTACGTTTGTAATCGCCGCCTCATTAAAGGAGGTCGCGCCAAGGGTGTTTGCCGCCGCTGTAGATGTAATCCCTGCCGCTGCCGTAATTCCGCCTCCGTCTGCTATCGTAATAGCATCGTCGCCGTCTGTATAAGCTATGAGGGCTGTTTGTAATTCTGTCGTTACTTCTAAATTAGCGAAAGTATCTATCTCGCTTTCCATGTAGGTAGCGAGAGTCTGTACGGTTGTCATCCTCATAGTACCATCGTCATTAATTAAAACACCGTCGCCGTCGGCTATAGCTGTCGTGCCGCGCGCCGTTCCGCCATCAATTAAATTAAGCTCGGCTGTCGTAACCGTCGCACCATCTAAGATCTCTAATTCCGCCTCTAAAATTGCGGCGCTGCCGATAGTAATTCCGCCAACTGTAATAACGCCTGTAGTCGTAATTGTGGAGGATCCTGTATCTATTGTCCCGAATCCCGAGGTAATGGATCCGGAATTAATGGCACCTGTGGTAACAATATTTCCACCCCCAACGCTATGGCTTGCGAAATATGTAGATACCGTGTCTACATTGGTCATCTTCATTGTCCCAGCGTCGTTAACTAAGAGGCCGTCGCCACTAGCCACAGCGGTAGTTCCCCTGGAAGTCCCGCCGTCAATTAAATTAATTTCCGCTGCTGTCGATGTTACGCCATCTAGTATGTTCAGCTCTGCCCCTGTGGAAGTAATAGCTGTACCCGCATAATTCAAATTTCCAGCCGCTATATTTACCTCTCCCGTGCCTTTAGGCGTTATGGTAATATCTATATTTGAATCTCCGCCGGTAGCTGAGATCGTAGGCGCTCCGCCCGTTGCTGCGTTTGCTACTGTAAATTCATTAACCGCGCTACCCGTGGCGGTAAGTTTAAATAATTCATTGCCGCCCGTATCTAAAACGCTTGTCCCTATTTTTGGGCTAGTTAAGGTTTTGTTTGTTAGAGTCTCCGCCCCTGTTAACGATACGAAACTCTCGCTCTGTAATGCTGCGTTAAATTCCGCCAGGGATCCCGTTAGGGTGTTCGTACCTAGATCTATCGATTTATTCGTAAAAGTATCGGTAGTGGCCTTACCTACTAGCGTATCTGTCGCCACAGGCAGCGTTACAGTAACGTCGCCCCCTGGATCTCCAGGTGAAAGCGTTAATTCGTGGGTGTCTGCTGTGGCTCCCTCAAATACTAAATTTCCTGTAATTGTCCCGCCGAATGCGATTGTATCTCCGGCCGCGTCTCCCAGGGTTATCGTTCCGCCGTTAAAAGTGGATGTGCCGGTAACGGTTAAATTCCCGCCTACGCCGACATTTCCGGCGAAGGTCGCCGCGCCAGCAGTAGTAAAAGCGAGGGCGTCTACGCTGGAGCTTCCGGATCCGTCTACAAAACTGGACGTACCATATCTAATATATAATCCACTGTCCCCAGAGGCCCCAGATTGTCTAACTAACGCCCAGTTATCTACGAAGGTCGTGCTATTAACTTCTTTTAATTGTACCATAGATCCCCAGGTACCCACATTGTTAGACACAATGTCTACGCTGGAGTCGTCCGCGCTTATGGAAATAGTTTCGTCTCTATTGCCAGCGGCACGGAGCCAGCCGGTTCCTAGATCTGTGGATTGTACGCTAAATAAATTATCTACGTTATCGCCGGTGCCTATGCCTACCCTGCTTTCGCTGGCATCTACGTAAAAAGTCCCGCTGTCAAAATTAACGTCCCCGCTGGCCGTAGCCGTTGTAAAGGCGGCGGTAGATGCAGAGTTAGCTCCTATCGCTGTAGCGTCAATTTCTCCCCCAGCTATATCGACTTTCGTAATATCTACCTCTCCAGATCCATTAGGCGTAATAGCTATATTACCATTCGCCCCGTCTGTTATGGTTATAGATCCGGTTGTAGAGTTTCCGGTCTGGAGGGTTGCGTCGTAATCGCCGCTGGATTGAAAAACACCCGCAGCGCTTCCCGTACCCGCGGCTAAAATCCCGTTTATTGTTACGGTGCCGTTGGTAGAGTTCGTAATTGTTTCGTCGTTTTGTAAAATTATTCCAGCAGCTCCCGTAACGTCCAGGCTGGTACTGGCTGTAATAGTGGTAAAGGATCCGGCGGCGGCTGATGCAGCGCCGATAATAGATCCATCAATAGCCCCGCTATCTATATTTACGTTAGTCATAGCGTTAGTGCCAAAATCTGAGACAGCGTTAATATCCAGGGCTTTATCTATCTGGATTTTTTCGCCGCTATCGGTCGTTACAAAAGTCATATAGGCATTAGATGACTCTTTAATCTCCAGGGCCGTAGCTTTATTGTCATCTAAAACGAGATCGAACCCAGACCCGTCGTCCGAGGATACGGTATCTACATTTATATCGCCCACATTGGTAATATTTCCGTCGCCTACACTTAGAGAGCTAACGGTTGCGGCACCGGTTGAAAGGGTAGAGGATCCATTATCTATGTTTCCAAATCCGCTCGTTATGGATCCCGCATTAAGGGCGCCAGTTGTGGTTACGTTCGACAGGGTATCCAGCGAAGTTTCCATGTAGGTTTCAAAATCTGTGAGGGCGACTTGCTTCATCGTCCCGCCGTCATTTACTACGACTCTATCCGCGTCCGCCAGGGTTGTAGAGGTGGCCGAAGTGTCGCCGTCGATATTATTGATCTCGGCGGCGGTAGAAGTAATCGCGGTACCAGCTATTTTTAAAGTCGTCGCGTTGACTTCGCCAGAGGATCCGTAAATTACCGCTTTACTATTTACGATAGTGCCGGCGGAGGATCCGTCTATTAAATTAAGTTCTGCCGCTGTAGAGGTAACTCCATCTAAGATGTTTAACTCTGCGGCCGTCGAAGAAACGCCGTCCAATATATTAAGCTCTGCCGCAGTCGAAGAAACACCGTCGAGTATGTTAAGTTCGGCGGCGGTGGATGTAACCAGGACGGCTCCGAGCATTAATCCCTTATTGGTGCCGTTGTGCTGGGTTATTTCTACCGTTTCGTTAGTAGTGTCGACTACAAGGACGTCCCCACCATCGCTATTTTTACGGACTAATAGCGCCTCTGTATTGGTTACGTCTATAATAAATTGTCCCTCTACCGTCTGATCTACGCCAAAGGAGACGTCCCCGGATATGGTCATATCTCCGTCGAGGATAAAATCGCCGGTTATCGTCCCGCCGGATGCTATATCTTGAATTAATGAGTCTGCGAAACCGTGGCTAATCGACATATTACATCTCCACTATTCGTACAGCTTTAGTGGCCGAAGATTCAGACAGCGCATTAAAATAAACTGTCGCACCCAGGCCTCGCGGTACTTTAAGAAAAAAGGTTGTATTCCCAGGAATAATTAAATCGTTTGATGTGCTGCAATCTCCATTCGTACTAGATACCGAGATAGAAAAGTTAAAATAGATATTTCCCGCAGAGTATACGCCTATCTGGCTCGCCGTGGCCCCTATGGTATAGTGGACGGTATTCGTTGTAGCGGCATTAGTCCCGGCTGTTATAGCGGACTTAACCGACCATCCGGCCGAAACGTCTACGTTTAATGTCTCCTGTACCGATCTTTTATGTAGATCTGCCATAATATTCTCCTATTATAAATCTATTCCGAGGACTAATTCAATATCGCCAACGCTAAATGATGGCGTTGTATTCCCTGGGTCGTTTTCACTTGATACCCGAGCCGCCACATATACGCTGGACGAGCCAGACTCCGACTGTAACATCAAAGGTAGTTGTGGATATGTTTTTGCGGCTCCCGTGAAGGCCTTATATCCCTGCATTATGGTATATACTCTACCGCCGCCGGGGTTCTGCTGTAGGTTGGTAGCGTCCACAGAAATACAGCCAAGGTTTTTAGCTGTGCCGAAATCGGCGTCGCTCATACTCCATGCCGCATTAACTGTGCCAACGCTTTGATTAACCTGGAAGAACCAGAGCTGTATATCAAATAGACTCGCTGACTTCGAGTTTATAGTTATGTTTATAAGTTTTGATGCGCCGCCTGGATAAGCTACAGCGTTCGGTATTTCCGTTGTATTAAATAATATGTCATTATTTGAATATTGGACGCCAGTAATTGTAGGTGTAACCCTAATTGCCGTCCGTTGTGCCACGATATTTAGCGCCTCTTGTGGGCTAAACTTATGTATATTTGCCATTTTATCCCCTTCTATTTAGGGCGCCAGTAAAGGACTTGACTTGTCCGTGAACAGGCTAGTTAACTTGTTGCGTTGTTTACTTTTACAAGTAGCTCCGCCTTTTTATCTCGAGAGCCGTATTTTATCTCTTCTCCGGCCATCCATTTACGAATTTCTTTTACCGACCAGTCGTTATCCGGCACGGTTTCAAACCTAACAGATCCGGAATCGTCTTTTTCCTTGTTAACGACCTTAGCTCCATTTTTGAGCGCATCCGATAGGGTGTTCTTACCCATTTCGCCGCTATCGTTAATAGAAAAAGGCTCTTCCCCTGTTCTTTGTACCCATACGTCTGTCATAATTTTATCCTTATCCCCAGTTTGGGCGGCCGTAAAAACAGCCGCCGTCTACTAGGATAGTTAGAAAGGTCGAGAGTTTAGCTCGCGTTAGTGAATTTATATCCACGTTTGTTATCCGAATCGTCTAGGATTTTTACGCCCCAGAGTAAATCGGCTACGACCTTAGTTCCCAAAACATCAATATCGTATTGATCTTGAACGCGTAAATCCTGCTGTACTGCTACAGCACAAGCAGATCTATGAAAGATCACAGCCGATACACTTGTACCGCCGGTATCTAAAGAGTTGCTCATAAATACGGGCATTCCCATAGTCTGTCCTACTTGTCCCGAGTGAATCGGGCTATTATCGGCATTAAAGCCAGCAATATCCGAACGGACAAAGCTCGCGCCAAATGTTCCGCCTGGATTAAGCATATCAGCGTATACCGTAGGATTAACAACCATATAAACATCGCCGCCGGTGTAATCTATGTCGTTTTCGCCAAGGTTGGCGATAGCGGCCTCTAGTTCGTTAGCTGTTATTTGGTCATCCGTGGTGAGTGTTGCGCCCTGGTTAACGGTAATAAGCTGGCCGGCAATAGATGAGTCTAATTGCTTTGCCAAAGAATACCCCATTGCCCTCGAGTATTTCGAGAAGAGGTCAACCTCACTTTGCACGGCTAAAACATCTGTAAATAGCTTAGCGGCATAATAATGTTGATTTACGGTTAATTGCGTTTCTGTTTCCGCTGGTGCCACATAACTAACTTGGGCGCCGTCGGTTAGGCTCGCTGCTGTCATTTTAGCAATCTCGGGGAAATGGATCGTATCGCCTTTACCTTTTACCATAGACGAATAATCGTCCACAAGGTTTTTAAATACGAGTTTTTCCTCGAAATACTTATAGATAGAGTCTGCCCACATTTCTGGGATAAAATACTGGGTTACGCCAGTATCGAAAATAGTTCCTGATGGAGTTGCCATAATTTGTTCCTAATTTATTGAGATCTGGCCGACTTTTGCGCGTACTGTTTCGTAATTTGCGCCCATGCCGCCTGGCGTTCTTTAGGTGGTAATTTGTCGACATCTTCAAGTCGATAAGTCTTACCGCTAATAGTCCCTGGCGTCTCTGGCGGATTAGCCGCAGTTTGCGCCGTAGATTTCTTCTCTACGTATTTTAAAGTAGCTAGATCTAGTTTAGATAATTGATCTCGTTCATCTTCTGGGAAACCTTCCAGGATGTTCGCCCGTTCGGCGTTGTCCCGTTCGCGATACCCTTTTAACTCCGCATCCATTGTGGCGCTCTTTTCTTCTAACTCCTGGATAACGACTTTATAATTGCCGTCTGCCTGGAGCTTGCTCTTCCGCGCATCGTCTTGCTTTAGTTCTATTTCGGCCAGGCGGCCTTCCGCCTCCTGTTTCTTTTGCCGCTGAAGTTTCGCGTTCTGTACTTCCCTGGTATAGAGATCTTTAAAGTCTACGTCCGCGGTCTGGGTCGCAGTTGAATCGGTCTGATTCTTTGTTTCTTTACCCGCCTGGGCTATCATTTCTTCGGCCATCTGGTCTGTTCCTTCCACATTATTAAAATGTTGTTAGTCGCATTTTAGCAAATTTTAACTAAATTTCCACTATATAAATGCAAAAACTAACAGCATATAAAAATAAATGGTTCAAATTCACCGATTATACGCCGCACCCTGGGCAGCTAAAATTACACAACGCATCTAAAGAGGCGCGGTTTGTCGTGGCGAATTGTGGCCGACGGTGGGGCAAATCTTTTGCCGCAGCCAGGGAGGCCGAGGTCATCGCTACACAAAAAAATAAATTAGTCTGGATTGTTGCGCCTACCTACGGGACTAGTGAGCGAATTTTTAGGATCCTTTGGGACAATATGATCATCAAACACAGATTACCCACCCGGCGAAAATCATTAAACGATCAATATATCGAGTTTGAATGGGGATCCATAATCGAGGGAAAGTCGGCGGAACACCCGGAGGGATTGATAGGTGCCGGTTGCGACCTGGTGATTATGGACGAGGCCTCCAAGATGAATTTAAAGCGGATCTGGCAGAGCTATATCCGCCCCACGTTGTCAGACAAAAAAGGGAAAGCTATTTTTATTTCTACGCCCAGCGGTTACGATTATTTCTGGGAGCTTTTTAATCTGGCTAAGACCCGTAAGGACTGGTTTAGTTTTAGCTCTCCGTCCTGGGAGAATACTTACGCGTTTCCCAAGGGCAGAGAGGAAGAGGATCTAGAAGAGGCGGCCAGCACCTTATCTCAAGAGGCATTTTCTCAAGAGTACGGAGCTGCTTTTACGTCCATGTCAGGCCGTGTTTATGCTGATTTCGATCGCGAAAAAAATGTAGGATATTATCCGTATATTCCACTATATCCAGTCTATCTTTGCCTGGACTTTGGCTATCGTATGCCCGCTGCTTTATGGTTTCAGACCTACAGGCATGACGGCGCCAAAGAGAATGACTGGCATATAAACATAATCGACGAGATCCTCCACGTCCCTAATCTAAAGATTTCGGATCTGGCCGACCTTGTCCAGAGAAAAAAATACAGAATCCAGCAAGTTTTCGGAGATCCTGCCGGCTACCAGGTACAGTCATCGGTCGGCGTTGGCGAGTCAGAGCTATTTTACCAGGCGACCGGCCTACGGGTCTGGAGTTTGAGAGATAAGCCGAGCAGATCCATAGCCTCCGGCGTAAGTCATGTGCGCGGATACGTAAAATCGGCGGACGGGACTAGGCGGCTGCACATAAATAAAAACTGCGTTGGATTAATTGAAGATTTAGAGAGTTACCGATACCCAGAAAGAAACGACGGGCAGCCATTGAAAGACTCACCGCTGAAGGATGGGTATTCCGAACATGGCGCAGATTGTTTAAGATACGGAGTGATAAACCGGTTTCCAATTAGAAAATACAAGTATAGGACGGCGAAAAGATGAAAGCATATGCAGAACAGATAATTACACAGTCTATAAAAGAACATAAACTGTTAGCCAGCCAGAATCGTCGCGACATGGTACGCAAATACCTGGACTATTTCTCTGGCGACAATACGACCCAATATATCGAGCGGCGATTTAATTCGGCAGCCTTCCAGGAGGTACCACCGGCCTGTTTTAATATTACCAGGCGGTTTATTGATCGAATGAGCCGGATCTACACCCTGGGCGCTGTCCGGAATGTCAAGGGACAGTATGCGGATCTAACGTACTTAAAGAATCTAAAGATGAAACATCTTGAAAAAATGACCAGGCTAATAGGCACCCTGGCTACTCGCGTTTCGTTTAGAACAGATCCGGATCCGCATTTTAACTATATACCGATATACTATTTCGACTGCTCTTTCGGCGAGGATCCATATAACCCGACGTCGATTACCTACCCCATGCTACAGCCGGTACATGATGCAAGCAAGACCCAGGATCTAAGTTACTGTTACTGGGACGCGGAGCATTACGTCGTATACAGCGAGCATGGCGACGTTATAGAAGAGATCCAGCACGGATACGGCGTCTTACCGTTTGTCTTTACTCATAGAGATAACCAGCTAGACGAGTTTTTCGTGGGCGGTGCTTACGACGTTGTCTCCTGTAATGAATTAATGAACATTCTATTTACAGAGGCCAATTTAGGAATGCGATTCCAAATGTTCGGACAGTACGCCATTACCGGGATGTATTCAGACGAGAACATTACCCGCGCTGGATCCGATGAAATTATGGTGGTTCCGGAGGGCGTAAGCGTAGATATACTCTCGCCTAAAGGCAATTTAGATTCTGCCATGGGCCTTATTCGGCAAATGCTGGATATAACAGCCCAGAATAATCACCTTTACGTAAGTTTTGAAGAGACGGGGGCAGATCGACCCAGTAGCGGCATCGCTCTAAAGATAAAAGACCTGGAGAGATTCGAGGACTACCAAGACGATATAGAGCTGTGGACTGTCTACGAAAAGCAAATTTTTAAGATCGAAAAGGCTGTCGCTGGAGCTAATGGGGTTAATATCCCTGGAGAGCTGGCCTTAGACTTTAGCGAGCCGGAATATCCCATGACCGTAGCCGACCAGATCCAGATAGACGAATTTAACCTTACACACAATTTAACCACAGAGGCCGGCCTTATGGTTAAATATAATAATGACCTCTCGATTGAAGAGGCCCAGTCCACAATCGAAAAGAATAGGGAGTCTAATGGCAAGGGAAAACAACAACAAGCAAAACGCCCTTTATTTGACCAGTTACGTAACCAAGCTCCGACGGCTTAATGACCTTGACCTGGAAATACCGCAAGATTTTTCTATTGAAGAGATAATAGCGGATCCCAACGCATACGCGCTGGAGTTTATAGAACGCGAATTTACTAGATATTTACCCAGGTTTATGGAGGCCTACAAGCTCGGCCAAGACCTCGCTATTAAAAATAAGGCTGGCGGTTAGCCTTGGAAAAAGAGGGTTTAGAATTATTTATCGGCGCCCAAGTCTATTGGTTTGTCGGACTGGCGCTATTATTTTTTATCCGAAATATTATAGAGGGAATGATTGCGGGCCTTTTAATATTTTTAGGTGGAGATTATAACTCAGACGACGTAGTTTATGTCGACGGACTTCCAGGCAGAATTATTCGCGTTGGTTTATATAAGACAGTCTTTTTCTTATATGATATTACCAACGACCCTTATACCGGAGAGGGGCGCGTCAGCG